CCCTACTACTGGACATGAAGCACTTCTAAACAAAGTAAAGTCAGCATCAGGAGGTGGAGAGTATAGGATCTACCCAAGTAGATCACAAGATCCTCAGAAGAATCCACTAGATCCTGGTACAAAGATTAAGTTCATGAAACAGGCATATCCTGATCATGCAAATGCTATTCAGAATAGTGAAGAGACTAAAACTATCTTTGATGTGTTGACAACACTTGATGGTGAGGGATATAGTTCAGTAAACATAGTAGTTGGTGGAGATAGAGTCAGTGAATTTAACTCACTAGCAACCAAATATAATGGTAAGTTATATAATTTTGATGATATAAAAGTATCATCTGCAGGTGATAGAGATCCAGACGGTGAAGGTGTAGAGGGTATGAGTGCATCTAAGCTACGTAAGGCAGCTATGGATGATGACTATGACACATTTGTGTCAGGTATGCCAGAGAAACTAGGAAGAAAGGGAAAAGAAGAACTATATAATACGCTGAGACAAGCGATGAATGTTCAAGAAGATCTTGATGATTTTCAAGATGCATCTTATACTCTATATGAGATAGCACCTAAGTTAGATCCTCAAGCACTTAGAGAACATTACTTTGAAGGTCACATATTTAAGATAGGAGACCTTGTAGAGAATATAAACACAGGAATCTGTGGTAAGGTTGTGAGTCGTGGTAGCAACTACGTCATCTTTGTAGATGAATCCGATAGAATATATCGTTCATGGTTAAAAGATCTACAAGAAATCAACAAAATAAAATACTTTAACTTTACACCTGCAGGTGAAATAGGAACTGATGAATTAGCAAACTATGCTAAGAAATTGACACCTGGTGAGTTTGTAAAGAAGATAAATAAAAAGGAGAAAGTACTAAAATGACAATGAACTTCAGAGATTTGCCTGATATGTCTGATGCATATGCAGAGATACAAGAGAAAGCAAAAAAGAAACTAGATGCTGTCGGTAAAGAAGATGGTGATGTAGATAATGATGGTGACAAAGATAAGTCCGATTCATATTTACTCAATAGAAGAAAAGTAATTTCTAAAGCAATTAAGAAAGAATCAGTAGAAGTAGAAGAAGGTAGTTCATACGGTATAACCAAAGGATCTGGCACACCATCAGGACCTATGGCAGGATTTGCTAAGGCACCTCGTAAGCAAAAAGGTGCTATGGCATATGATGGTCCTAATAAAGCAGCATCAGAAGCAAAGGATAGAATCCTTGCCAAGACTAAAGCAAAACGTGAAAAGATGAAGATGGAGCATCATCAGAAAGATGCTAATGGTAATACTATTCCTCATGAAGATGAATTAAATGAAGCAGATAAGAAAGGTAAAGGCAGTGGTACAAAAGATGCTTGCTATAAGAAAGTAAAAGCAAGTGCTAAGGTATGGCCAAGTGCATATGCATCAGGTAGATTAGTTCAATGTCGTAAGAAAGGTGCAGCAAACTATGGTAATAAGAGCGAGGAAGTAATCTGGGATGAGATCTTTGGATTACTTGAGCAACTAGGATATGAAGGTGAGATTGATATGATCTTATCTGAGCAGGATGAAGACCTAGAAACAATGGAGTTCCAAGAAGTTTCATGTTGGAAGACTCACAAGAAGGTTGGTATGAAGATGAAGGGTGGTAAACTCGTCAATGATTGTCGTCCTAAGAATGAAGAAGTTCAAGTAACTGAAGGATCAGAGAAGTCTTACTACTTAGACAAGGAAGCAGAAAAACGAGCACAGCAAAAGGCACGGTTTAAGGCACAAAATAAAGAAGCAGCAAAAGAAAGAGCAGCAGCAAAAAGAAGAAAAGAAAGAAATGACCTTAGAAGACAAGGAAAGTATGGTGCTGTTGGTGGGTATTATGTAACCAAACACATGGAAAGAGAAGCAGTTGAATATGAGGTTATGACTAAGAAAAAGTATGCTGATACTCACAAAGATTTTAAAGGTGGCACTAAGAAAGAACCTAGAGTATCAGTATACGATCCAAAAAAGAAAGCAACTGTATCAAGACTTGTGAAGTTCAGTGAGATGGCATGTGGAGGTAAACCTACTCCCCCTAATCCAAAAGCAAAAAAGCAAAGGGTAGCAAATGTAGGTCTTACAAGTGAAGAACAATCATATATAAAGAACAACAATGAAAACATCTATGGTAGTCAGAAAGAAGTCTCAAACCAAAGCAATCAAAGCAGCAAAAACGAAACTTCAATCTTATCAGAAAAAGACACTGCACTTGACATAGTAAAGAAAAACATCATTGCCAAGTATGGCAAAGGTGCGATCATGAGAAAAGGTAGCAACCAATCTAAAAAGGTTAAGGGTGCAAAGTCTACTGTGGGAACTAATAAGTATAAAAACATGGCAGACAAGAAGAAAGAAACTGCTGCTGATGCTAAGAAGAGAGGGTTCTCATCTGTTCAAAACTACGTTGATACTATGGCACGTTATGGTGGAAAGAAAAACTATGACAGTGGACGTGGACTAGGAACATGATAGACGAGACTACAGAACTAAAGAATGAACTTATTGCCAAAGCTCAACAAAGGCATAAGATGGCGAAAGGAAAAAAGTTTAAGGACGTAATGGCTAAGGGTAAAGAGTCAAAGGATAAGCTCTATAAAACAACTAGAGAAAAAGGTGTACGGTTCTATGATAAGAAGGGATCTGGTTACATGAAGGACGGAAAGAAAAAGTACGACAGATAGCCTATATAATTTGTAATTACATATTAAGATCATGATTGGTAATTTTTTAATGCCACTGGCATACAAAGTAATCGACTCTGCTGTCAAAAAAATTCCTGACGATGCAGAACTCGGAGAAAAACTAATAGATATTTGTCTATTGATTATCGGCAAGGCGGTGAAACTCACCAAAACGACTGCTGACGATGCTTTATTTGAAAAAGTAAAGGAAGCACTTGCTACAAAAGAATAACGCTCACAAGCGATTTTAAAGGGGTCTTAGAGACCCTTTTTCTTATAAATAATACTAGGAATTTTACGATCTTAGGAGCATAGACATGGCACTTTACGGTGTAACTGACGCAGATGAATCAAAACCCAAGTGGGCTGTTAGAGGTAGTGGGGTAGATCCTCAGAATATCTTTGCAACAGCAGATGGATGGGTTCTTCGTCACTATAAAAATGCTGCCAAAACATCATATTGGGATGAAATTTTAGTCTCAGTTGATGGTTTAGTCGGTGCAGGTGGAAGAGGAACTGACACTCTTGGTAACGCTGATATTACTGCTGTGTTCTTTGAGGAATCAACTTACGCTGCTGCTGCAACAGGAACTGTTGTTGTTATCTACAACGAACTTGTTGATGTAACTAATGGTGCTACTCTTGTAGTTACTAATACTACAGACAGTGCTTCTATTACTGCAACTGCTGCTGCACAAACAGGAGTAAACCGTGTTGAATTTACATTCACATGTGCTGCTGCAAGTAAGGTACATACTATTGGTGCTCAAACGATCTCTGGAACTATTGTTGATTCAGGTACTTCAACAGCATCTGACAAAGTATTCGTATTAGGCGATACTATCGGTGCAGGTGGTTCTGGTTCTACCAAGACAATTACTACAACATAATAAATGAAGTTTGACGAACTGAATGACGATACGTACATTCTTTTCGCCATAAAACATTATGAAAATCCTCATTGCGTTACACGCGATGACTTCGATGAAGACATAAAACGCTTTAAGTATCTTAAAAGACTCTTGAAGCGTTATGTGCGAAGAGGACCTTTAAGGATCCATCTTGTTATAAATCATCTGATTATTTTATATAATGTTTTTGGTGAAGCTGCGACTCCACTCTTGTTCTATAAACTAGAGAGGGAGTATTGGAGTATACTAAAAACTATACTCATCTATTTGAATAAATATCCAGTAGGTATGCTTCCAGATTTGGAAGTTGATCCTGACTTAGAGGAAGAGTTAAACAAGATCTAATGAATGAAGAAGCCCCAACAATGAGTGCAGGTACAGGAGGTTTTAGCAGTAGTGCTAATGCCAAAGGTCCTGTTGCAGGTTTTGATCCTGTTATAAAGTTTAGGGGTAAGATCAAAAAGAAAAAGAAGGCAGTAAAAGAATCTACAACATGTCCTCGTGATAGTCAAAGACCTTCAAAGTTATTTCAATACAAAGTAAACATTCCAGAAGTGGGAGAAACTGTAGTCTATGCAAACAGTCCTGCTGAACTTAGAATGAAAATGAGAATGTTAATCATGCCTAAGTATAGGTCTGGTATTAATATTGAAAGAATTATGCCTGGTGCATCTGCTAAATTCTTTATGGATAAACGTATGAAACATATGAAAAATGTATCTGAATCTGCTGGCGATCAACAGATGAAGAATCAAATGAATCAACAAAAGATTCAGAATATGAAAAAGAAAGTCATGCTTAAGAAGCAAGAACTTCAAAAACAATTACAGTTGAAAACTCAACAGTTGAAGAAGCAAGCAAGAACAGGGGTAGAACAAGACGCGACAAGGTAATGTCTGATATAAACTCAGCGATTCTAGAGAGACTAGAAAAAGTAGTTGACACACTTCAAGATAACTCTGTGAAGATGGGTCAAATTCTTGCTGTACACAATGAGAAGTTAGACAAACAAGATAAAATTGATGAAGTATTATTTGAGAAAATAGATAGGTTACACGCAGATGTTAATAGAGAAACGGAAGCAATTAAGAAAGGATGTGAGAGAGACATTCGTAAAGTCGATGACCGTCTCAGACTCATGGAAAAGAAAATGTGGAGCATATTTGGTGCTCTTTCTATTATTTCTTTCCTCGTGTCTCCAGTCGGACAAAAAATAGTAGGACCTATG